CGGAGAAGGATCGCAGGCTTCGGCGTCGGACCCCACACTTGGTACCACCACCCTGGGTGCCTATAAGTATGTGACCCTCGTGCAATTGAGCAACGAACTTGCTCAGGATGCCACGGTTGACGTTGCAGGCTTCTTGGCTCGTCAGGCAGGAATTGCCATCGGTGTTGCCACCCGTGGCCACATGACAACTGGCGATGGTTCGTCGAAGCCTTACGGCATCGTGACCCGTTCGTCCGCTGGTGTAACCGGTGGAACCGGAGTCACTGGCGCATTCACCGCCGACAACCTCATCGACCTCCGTTACTCGGTCGGAGCGGCCTACACCGTCCAGCCTGGAAACGGTTGGATGTTGAACAGCACGGCGATGTCAGCGGCCCGCAAGTTGAAGGACTCGCAGAACCGCTACCTGTTTGAGCCAGGTCTCAACGGCAACGTCGACAGCCTTCTCGGCTTTCCGGTCTACATCAATGACTCGATGCCGAACCCAGCCCTGTCCGCCAAGAGCGTCCTATTCGGTCACTTCCCCTCTTTCTTCATCCGAGAGGTGAACGGCATCGACGTGGCAGTCAGCGACGACTTCGCTTTCGACTACAGCGTGCGCACTTTCCGTGTCACGTTGCGTACTGACAGCGACCTGGTCGACACCACTGGAAGTGTGAAGCACTTCGTTGGTGGCGCTTCCTGACCAACCCCAACTTGATGGTCGCCCCTGATTGCCTCCGTCGGGGGCGACCATCTCCCTTCTCTAAGGAGACCCGTGAAGATTCGCCTGCTCATTTCCATTGACGGCACCATCGACGGACAGGCATGGCCACCCAAAGGTGAGACCATCGACCTGCCCGACCATGTCGCCCGAGACATGATTTTCAACAAGTACGCCGAAGAAGTCGGCAAGACCACCAAGGTCGAAACCGCCACGGTGGACCCGGTCGCCGAGACCGCCACCAAGACTCGTAAGAAGTCCGACTGACCCATGGCTATCACCAACGGCTATTGCACTCTGGCCGAGGTCAAGGCGGCGCTCCGCATCAGCGACAGCGTCGACGACACCTTGCTGGAGAACTCAGTTGAAGCGGCCTCCCGTCGCATCGACGGAGAATGCAACCGCCGTTTCTACGCCGACGGGTCAACGTCAGCACGCACCTACGCCGCTGAACGCAACGACTTCCTCGACGTCGACGACATCTCCACTCTCACCGGACTCGTCGTCAAAGTCGACGACGACAGTGACGGCACCTACGAAACAACCTTCACCATCGGCGTGGACTTCCAAGTCGAACCGTCCAACAATCTGGTGCAGGGACGACCGGTCTATGGCCTGCGAGCCTTGGACAGCCTGTTCCCGATCTCCAATGTTGCTCGGAACCTCGTCGAAGTCACCGCAACGTGGGGCTGGCCATCCGTACCTGACGCCATTCGTGAAGCCACCATCTTGATGGCGAGCCGTCACTTCAAGCGATACGAGTCACCACTCGGCGTCGCCGGGTTCGGAGACCTAGGAGCCATCATCGTGCGTCGCATCGATCCCGACGTGGCAGCTCTGATCGCTCCGTTCAAGCGAATCGCTGTCGCATGACCGCCACCGTCGCCCAAGTGATGACGGGTCTCAAGACTCAGTTGTCAACCATCTCGGGTCTCCGAGTCGTCGACACCATCCCTGACGTCATCAACCCGCCCGTCGCCATTCCTGCTCTCATCGAAGTCCGCTACCACGGTGCCCAACAACAGGGGATGGTGGAACACACCGTCACCGTGTCACTCGTTGTGGCCCGCATCTCTGAACGCACCGCACAACAAACCCTCTACGGGTATCTCTCCTCATCAGGAGCGACAAGTGTGCGTGCCGCCATCGAAGCCGACCGAACCCTCGGTGGAGTCGTCCAAACCTGCATCGTGCGGTCTGGTTCCAACATCCAGTCCGTGTCAGTAGGGGATCAGACCTACCTCGTCGTCGACTTCGACGTCCTCGCCTACGCATAGGAGACCCCATGAACACCTATCTCGTCACCGGTTCTCGTCCGGTCGCCGGACGAAAGCCCGGAGACACCATCAACGAAGCCGAACTGTTCGGTGCGGACATCGACGCTCTTATGAGCGCCGGTCACATCGCACCAGCCCCCAAGACCCCCAAGGCCGACAAGGCCGAAGCACCCAAGGAGTAGCCCATGGCTCGCATCGTTCTGACCGACGTATCGGTCACCATCAACTCGGTCGACCTGTCCGACCACATCGCTTCCGTCACATTGGAAACGAACTACGACGAGGTGGAGACAACCGCTTTCGGTGACACGGCCCGCACCCGTGTCGCTGGACTGGCCGACTCATCCATCTCCCTCGACTTCCATCAGGACTTCGCCGCCAGCGAAGTGGAAGCCACCATCTATCCGCTTCTCGGCACCACCACCGCTGTCGTGGTCAAGCCGACGTCGGCAACAGTCGGCGCTGAAAACCCGTCGTATTCGATGACCTGTCTGGTGAACCAGTGGTCACCAGTGGCAGGCGGTATCGGCGACCTCGCTTCGACATCGGTCACCTGGCCGGTCAGCGGCGCTATCACCAAGGCGACGTCCTGACCTCATGATCGGCTTCAGTCTGAAAGTTCACACTCCTGACGAGACCTACCTGGCACCCATCACCCCTCGGGTGGCGGTCAACTTTGAGAGGCATTTCAAGACCGGTCTCGTCAAGGCGTTGAGCCAAGACCAGAAGATTGAACACCTCCTGTGGCTCGGGTGGGAATGTTCCCGAGCCTCAGGACGTTCAGTCAAACCGTTCGACTCATGGCTGGACGAAATCACCAACGTTGATTTCGTTGCACCGGAGTCGACCGACATGGGAAAAGACTGACCGACTCCTACATCGGATTGGTGGCCGCCATCTCTGTGGAGACCGGCATCGACCCGAACGGACTCTTGGACTGTCCACCGGAGGTGTTCAACGCCATCGTCGCCTACATGAGACGACGAGCCGAAGCATCCAGAAGGTGACCATGGCCGCAAACGTGCAACGAGGCTCCCGAGCCGACGCAGTGTTCGTGCAGGGGTTGGACGACTTCCGCAAAGAACTTGCCCGCCTCGACAAACAACTGAACAACGGTGGTCGCAAGGCGTTGAAGGAAGTGAACTTCGACGTGGCGAACTTCGTGGTCAACAAGAGCCGTTCCGCCGCCACCAGTTTCGGTTCCATGGACGTCAAGGCGATGAAATCCCTCAAAGCCAGCAAAACCCAAGCCGAAGCGAAAATCACGGCTGGCGGACCGAAGTATCCGATGTTCGGCGGGTCCGAGTTCGGTGCCTACCAAAACCGCAAGCGACTCATCAAGAACACCAAAGGTCGTGCGACCATCGTTCGCAACAACGAGAACATCGACAAGGTCATCCGCCGAGTCGAATCCCAGACCGTCATCTATGACCGTCGTGGCGCACCAACAACGGTTCGCAAGAAGGCTCGTGACTCGTGGGGAGGTACCGCTGTCAAGGTCGAAGGCATCATGCTCGGCTGGAACCAGTTCCGACCGTGGCGTGGCAACAAAGCCACCGCCGGTTACATCATCTACCCGACCTTGAGGTCCAGCACCCCCGACATCATCGGCCTGTACGCCGACGGGTTCACGAAACTGCTGTCGAAGGTCTTCCCTGACTAGGAGTCTCAAATGGACTTGAGGAAGTTTGAGATTCTGATTGGCGCTGACGCCACTCAGGCCAACAAAGCGTTCCAAGATGTCGGCGGTCGTGCCGATGCGCTTGGTTCTCGCATGGGGAAGCTCGGCGCAACAATCGTGTCGGCTTTCGCTTCTAAAGCCATCTTCAACTTCGCCAGCGACACCGTCCGAGCCGCATCCGATCTCGGTGAGTCAATCAACGCTGTCAACGTCACCTTCGGTGAAGCGTCCGACGGCATCTTGAAGTTCGGTGAAACGGCGGCCGAGACCGTCGGAATGTCGAAGCAACAGTTCAACGAGTTCGCCGTCTCGTTCTACGGATTCACCCGGCAGATCGCTGAAAGCGACGCTGAAATCAGCACGGTCACCGGAGAACTGACAACCCGCATCGCCGACTTCGCTTCGGTGATGAACCTCGACATCGCCGAAGCCGCTCAGGTCTTCCAGTCGTCATTGGCGGGTCAGACCGAACCAATCCGCAAGTTCGGCATCGACCTCTCGGCGGCCGCAGTCGCCGCCTTCGCCGTTGAATCCGGCATCTCGGAATCAGCCAAGACGATGACCGAGTCCGAAAAGGTGCAAGCCCGCTACGCCCTGTTGATGCAGGAAACCGCTTCCAGCGCCGGGGACTTCGCCAACACTTCGGACTCGTTGGCCAACCAGCAACGAATCCTGGCCGCCAAGTTTGAGGACGCCAAAGCCAGCCTCGGTGAGCAGTTGCTCCCCATCATGCAGAAGGTCTTGGAAATCGTCCTGCCTTTGGTCGACGCTTTCGCCGCCCTTCCTGCACCCGTCCAAAAGGTCGGCCTCCTCACCGCCACCGCCGGAAGTGCGTTCATCACCGCATCGAAGGGCTTGCAGTCCTTAGGGATGTCCGCCAAGGCCGCCAACTTGTCGCTTGGTGCCGTTGGTCTGGTTCTTGGAGCCGCCACCGCTATCTACGGGATGTACAACAAAGAGAAGCAAAAGGCTGTTGAACGAACCAACGATTTCGTGAACGCCCTCCAGGCTGAAGCCGGGGGACAAGAAGACGCCACCAACAAACACATCGCTGGAGTTCTCGCCAACATCGACCTCGACGGCACCTACAGCAAACTCGGGTTGACCATCAACGACCTGGCCGCCGTCATCAAGGGCGAGTCGGTTCCCGCATACGACGAGTTCGTCGAACGATCCGCCGAATTGATCCGCCAGTCGGGAGCGAACTCACAGACATTGACGATTTTGCGGGAAGACTACGGTCTCACGCAGAAAGAGGTTCGTGACCTCACCACAGTCATTGCCCAACAGGAAAAGGCCTACGGCGACGCACTTGTCGAAATCGAAAAGCAGACCAAGGCTCAAGAAGCACTAGGTGTTGAAACCGATGCGATGCGTCAAGCCACCGAGGAAGCCACCGCAGCTCAGGAGCAAGCAACGCAGGCAACCAAGGAAGCCGAGCAGGCTCTCCAAGACTTGTTGAATGCGACGCTGGCCCAGTTCAACGCCCAACTGAACTACGAGTCACAGACCTGGCGCACCAAAGACGCCCTTGACGAGTACACCGAAGCGCAGATCGAAGCGACGTTCGGAAACCTGTCGGCTGAGGAAGCGACACGACTGGTGCAAGAGGCATCGAACGATGCCGCTAGTGCCGCTCTGTCACAAGCGGCGGCGGCCGCCAAGTTGGCTGAAGACCAGGCGAAAGCCGAAGGCAAAACTCTCGACGCCGCTGAAGCGGCTCGCATCCAGATCGCTGAACTGGAAAAGGTCGCCCAGCAACTCGCCCCGAACGACCCGCTTCGTCACCGGTTGAACCAATACATCAATGAACTGAACACCATCCCGGCCGAAAAGCGGACCGACGTTTCTATCTATGAGACGACCTACCGCACGGTCGTGGAGAGGGTTCGGCAGGTCCGTGAAAGCGGTGGCTCTGACGCCGGTCTCTCGCTCGGTGCTATCAACGCCATTCCTACTGGTCAACTTCGACGAGCAGGCGGTGGACCGGTGCACGCCGGAAACGCTTATGTCGTCGGGGAACGTGGTCCCGAACTGTTCGTCCCCACCATGGACGGGTCCATCGTCCCAAGCCGTTCCCTC